CGGGTGTCGGGAATCAAATACGAGCCGTTGGTTGCGGCGGTGCCGATCCTGATGTTAATACAATGGAATATGTGACGTTTTCAAGTTTAGGAAATACGGCCGATTTTGGAAATGATCAAAACAGTCTTCAATGGAAAGGCGGAGGATTTGGTAATAATACTAGAGGTGTATGGGGCGCTGGTTATCCAGGACCTTCGAATGTTATAAGTTATCTTACTTTTGCTTCAACAGGTGATGCTACAGACTTTGGTGATTTAACAGCTTCTCGATATGGTCCTTTTAAAGGACCTTCTGGAGACCCTACTAGAGGATTATTTGCTGGTGGTAATACAGGGTCATTATCAGATATAATAGACTATGTAACTATTGCTTCAGTAGGTAATGCAACAGACTTTGGAAATTTAATTGCAGCCGCTCAAACAGGAATTCAAACTAACAGTCCGACTACAACTTTTTTTGGTGGTGGTTCTAATCCTTCGCTCCAGACAACAATACAGGTAGTTAATACCCAAACTTTAGGAAATGCAACGGGATGGGGTGACCTAACCCAGACGATAACGAATGCGGCTGGACAAAGTAATTCCCAAAGAGGAATAACTGGTGGTGGTAATACAGGGTCAGAATCAAATGTTATTGAATACTGGGAAACGAGTTCACAAGGAAATGCAGCAGACTTTGGAGATTTAACAAATTCTTCTCAACATTTAACTTCAATGTCTCAAGGACATGCTGGTTTAACTCCAGGAGAAATGCAAAGACCATCCGCAGATTATGTGCCTGGATCAGGGAGAAGTTTTATATTAGGTGGTGGAGGTCCAAGTCAAACTGGAGGTCTTCAAATGATTTTTATACCAACACTTGGAAATTCAAGTGACTTTGGTGATTTAGTCGCTACTGTTCAAGGTAATGCGGGTGCTGGAAATAATATAAAGTCTGTAAGTTTTTGTGGATATGACTCTGGTACATCTAATAAAGTTAATATTTTTAATAATCTATCACATGGAAACAGTGCAGTCTTTGGAGATGCAACGGTAGCAAGAGAACATGTTATGGGTACTGGTAATGCTACAAGATTTTGTATCGGTGGTGGTTTAACCCCTTCTGATAGTAATGTTATAGACTATGGCGATTTTGCAACATCAGGTGATCTTACTGATTTTGGAGATCTAACTACTGCAAGAGGAATAGGTCATGTGGGTCCAATAAATTCATCTACAAGAGGTATTTTTGCAGGTGGTGGATATCCAAGTTATCAAAATGTAATTGATTATATTACATTTTCTTCTACAAGTAATGCTACAGACTTTGGTGATTTGTCAACAACTAGAATAGCTTTAGCAGGGTCAGGTTCAAACACTAGAGGTTTAGCTATGGGAGGATCAGATCCTAGTACAGTTCAAAACATAGTTGAATATATTACAATTGCTTCAACAAGTAACACTACAGATTTTGGAGATTTAACTGAATCAGTTTATAAAACAGCTGGTGTATCTACTAATGTAAGAGGGGTCCGAGTTTCAGGTCAGACTCCAAGTTCTAACCCTACAACTGTTATTGATTATGTAACTATTGCTTCTACGGGAAATGCACTAGACTTTGGTGACTTAGGACTAGGAAAAAAATATATGGGAAGTAGCTCAGATTCACATGGTGGTTTACACAATTGATCTAAATCAATTGACTTTGTTTCTTATATAGGATAAAAAGAAACAAATGAAAGAAGAGTTATTACAAATTTTTCCAAGACCAGTATTAATTTTACCTTATGAAAAACCAATTAGTAAGGAACTAGAATTTATCAGAACATTAGAATGGTTACCACAAAAAGCTAATGGAAATTTTAAATCTAAAGATACTTATATTTTACAAAAAGAAGAATTAAAAGATATTAAAAATTTTATAGTTGAATCAGTAAATAAATACTGTGAAAACATTTTAAACACTAAACAAAGACTGGTGATTACTCAAGCTTGGTTCAATAAAAACCCTACAGGATCCAAGCATCATGAGCACGTCCATCCTAATAGTATTATATCAGGTGTTATGTATTTTCAAATAGATCAAACTTTGCCTCCAATTCAATTTTCTAAATCAAATCAAGACGGGGTAAAACTAGACCCTATTAAATATAATGTATTGAATTCAGATACTTTTTTACTTCCCTGTAAACCAGGAGAATTAATATTATTTCCTAGTAATTTAAGACACAGTGTTCCTATAAATACCGGTATGCCGGATAGAATAAGTTTATCTTTTAATACTTTTTCTATAGATGCTTTAGGATCAGAAGATAGTTTAACCCATTTAGATATAAGGAGATTAATGAATGAGCACAATTAAAGATTATGTTTATGTAGAAAACCACATACCCAAAGAATTATGTAAAGAATTAATTGATGAATGTAATACTAAAGAATGGGGGCTTCATACATGGAATAATTATGCAGCAGGTACAAACTCTTCTGAAAAAGAAAAAGAATTATTAGTTATGAATTCTACCCAAGAACAACAAAATAAAATTACACCTTATCTTGTTAAAGCTTTAGACGCATATCAAATAAAGCATACGTGGCCAGGAGAAAAGACTCAAGGACCATGGCTCACTAAATTTAGTCCTATTAGATTTAATAAATATCCAGTTGGAACTATGATGAGAGAACACTACGATCATATTCACAGTATATTTGATGGAAAAATGAAAGGTGTTCCTATAGTTTCTATTGTAGCTAATCTAAATGAAGACTATGAGGGCTCTGAATTCTATTGCAGAGGAGAGAAAATTGAGTTAAAAACGGGTGATATACTATTGTTTCCATCTAACTTTATGTACCCACATGAAGTAAGAGAAACAACTAAAGGCGCACGTTACTCATTTGTAAGCTGGGCCTTTTAATATTATGGGGTTATATGCTACAAAAAATTGCTTTTTTACCTGGGTTTAACAAACAGGTCACTTCTACAGGAGCCGAATCTCAATGGACGGGTGGAGAAAACGTTCGATTTAGATATGGTACACCTGAAAAAATAGGGGGTTGGAAACAATTAGGTGAGAGTAAACTAACGGGCGTAGCTAGAGGGCTACACCACATGGTTAATACCGCTTCTCAAAAATTTGCTATCATTGGCACAAACAGAATTTTATATGCATACACGGGTGGTGTTTATTATGACATCCATCCTTTAGTTAATCCATCAGGCACAGCTATATCTAATGCTTTTAGTACAACCAATGGCCAAAAAGTTGTAACTATCACTGCTAATTCTCATGGGTTTACTGCAGGGGATATTTGTTTATTTGGTGACTCAACAACATTTAGTGCAATTACTAATTCAAACTATACATCTGCTACTTTTTGTGACAAAAAATTTATGGTTACAGAAGTTGTTGATGGTAACAATTTTAAAATTACAGTAGAAAATGATGAGACAGGGAGTGGAGCTTCTACTTCTGGAGGCATTACTTATTATAGGTATTACCACGTAGGACCAGCTGAACAGATTGGAGCCTATGGTTTTGGTATATCCTTATGGGGTGGTAAAGTATTAGGTTCGACTACAACCACTTTAACAGCTCCTGGATTAGGTGACAATGCTTATGGAACAGGTGGCTCAGGAACTACAATTAATGTTGGAAGTACAACAGGGTTTCCTTCTTCAGGAACTAATTACTTTCAAGTAGGAAGTGAAGAAATTTCTTACACAGGTGTAACAGCCACAAGTTTTACAGGTATTACAAGAGCGGCTAGAGGATCAACTCGAGCTGCGCATAGTGGAGGAGCTACTATAACTAATACATCTAGTTGGACTGGATGGGGATCAGCGGCAGCTAACACTGACCAAGTAACTGACCCAGGCTTATGGTCATTAGATAATTTAGGTGGAACTTTAATTGCTTTAATTCATAACAGTGCTGTATTTGAATGGGATTCAAACGCAACTAATGCAACATCAATACGTGCTACTATTATATCTGGGGCACCTACTGCATCTAGAGATATGTTAGTATCTACTCCCGATCGTCACTTAGTTTATAAGATTCTCCGACCAAGAAGATATAACTACATGGATACCAACAGCAACCAATAGTGCTGGTACACAAAGACTGGCCGCCGGATCACGGATCATGGGAGCCACACTTGGTAGAAATGCAATTTATGTTTGGACGGATACGTCTTTATTTACCATGAGATTTGTAGGAACTCCGTTTACTTTCGCCTATGAACAGGTTGGAACTAACTGTGGATTGATTGGAATGAATGCAGCTGTTGAAGTTGATGGTGCTGCTTACTGGATGTCTGATAATGGTTTCTTTAGATACACTGGTAAACTAGAATCTATGGA